ATAGTCCTACAGACTTGGGTAATAAAGAAAAGATGATGGCTGCAAAAGATATACTTGACAGAGGTGGGTTTGTAAAAACCGATAAGGTAGAAGTAACATCTTCAAGTCCACTCTTTATTCTACCACCTAAACACAATGAAGACTAGTAAAAATTGGAAACTGCCCAAGCCAGAAGAGGTAGATGGCAATTATAATTGGAAGCCTGTAGTTAGAGTTGGCAGGACTATACCATTTGGGTATGTACAAAGTGAAGAAGATAGAGATCTTCTTATACCAGTACCAAAAGAACTAGAGCTGCTAGAGAAAGCTAAAAAATTTATTAGGCAATATAGTTATCGTAAAGTTGCCGATTGGTTAGCAACGGAATCAGGCAGAGATATATCTCATGTAGGTTTAATGAAGAGAATTAAAATTGAACAAAGACGTAAGACAGAAGCTTCAACTCAACGCTACCTTGCCCAAAGGTACAAAGAAGCGTTACAAAAAGCAGAGAATCTTGAAGCCAAAGTTACAGGGAGAAGAGAAGAAGGTATTACCACAGGTTAAACCTGAACCGATAGAAGTAGAAGTAGCTCAACAAAAAGTTATCTTTGAACCTAATCCCGGACCTCAAACAGAGTTTCTCTCTTCTAATGAACGAGAAGTCCTTTACGGAGGCAGTGCAGGTGGCGGCAAGAGTTACGCCATGCTTGCAGATCCAGTACGCTATCTGAACAATCCACACTTTAGAGGGCTGTTAGTTAGACGTACAACAGAAGAATTAAGGGAACTGATATCAGTTTCAAAGACCTTGTACCCACAGGCTATTCCAGATATTAAGTTTATGGAAAGAGACAAGACTTGGGTAGCACCATCAGGAGCAACACTGTGGCTCTCTTACCTAGATAGGGATGATGACGTAACAAGATACCAAGGTCAGGCGTTTAGTTGGATAGGGTTTGACGAGCTTACACAATGGCCTACACCTTATCCTTTCGATTATATGAGATCCAGACTACGTACTACTAGAGATAGTGGTCTAGAGCTTTACCAGAGAGCAACTACAAACCCCGGAGGACCCGGACATCAGTGGGTCAAGAAGATGTTTGTAGACCCTGCTCCACACGGTACAGCGTTTTGGGCAACAGATATAGAATCAGGACAGCAGTTGAAGTGGCCTAAAGGTCACAGCCGAGAAGGACAACCACTGTTCAGAAGGAGATTTATACCTGCTACGTTATTTGATAATCCATACTTAGCAGAAGACGGAATGTATGAAGCAAACTTGCTTTCACTACCAGAGAACCAGAGAAGACAACTACTAGAGGGTAATTGGGATGTTAATGAAGGAGCAGCTTTTCCTGAGTTTAATAGGAATATCCATGTTGTACAACCTTACGAGATACCTAGTGGATGGACAAAATTTAGAGCTTGTGACTATGGCTACGGAAGCCACACAGGGGTTGTCTGGTTTGCCGTTGCTCCTGATGAACAACTGATTGTTTATAGGGAACTGTATGTCTCAAAAGTATTAGCTACAGATTTAGCTGATATGGTATTGGAGGCAGAACATGGAGACGGAACTATCCGTTACGGTGTGCTTGATAGCTCTCTTTGGCATAGGCGTGGCGATACTGGCCCATCGCTCGCAGAACAGATGGTAATGAGAGGCTGTAGGTGGAGGCCCTCAGATAGAAGTAAAGGGAGTAGAATTGCAGGAAAAAACGAGATACACAGAAGATTGCAAATTGATGAATTTACCGAATCACCTCGTATGGTGTTTTTTAATAACTGCACAAGTATTATCTCTCAACTTCCGAGCATACCACTAGATAAAAATAATTCAGAAGATGTAGATACAAAATCAGAAGACCACCTCTACGATGCTTTACGCTACGGAGTTATGACAAGACCAAGAAGTAACTTGTTTGATTACAACCCTGAAACACAAAATGCAGGGTTTCAAATGTCAGACGCAACCTTTGGATATTAAGGATAAAACATGGCTGAAAATACAGAACAAACAGCAATGGATGCTGAACAATCAGTAGCAATAGAAGATGTAGGGTATGAAGGTTTAGTAGATAAACCTGCAGGTCAAATAGAAAGATTTGTTAAAGAAAGATTTACTAAAGCAGAAACAGCTAGGCGATCTGATGAAGAGAGGTGGATACAAGCTTATAGAAACTATAGGGGTGTATATGGTCCTGATGTACAATTTACATCTACAGAAAAATCTAAAGTATTTGTTAAGGTTACTAAAACAAAAGTTCTTGCAGCTTATGGACAACTTGTTGAAGTATTGTTTGGAAGCAATAGATTTCCATTAGGTATAAACCCTACAATACTTCCTGAAGGTGTAGAAGACACAATTAGTTTTGAAACAAACCCTCAGTTAAAAGAAGCTTTGGGTGGTCAAGAAGAATCTACTGAGGAAGAGAGTTTGTTACCCGGTGAGACTCTTCCAGAATTTAATGAGCGTGTAGGTCCTTTAAGTGATGATTTAAAACCTATTGAAGAAGATGTTGAATTTAAACCCGGTAAAGGTCCTTCAGCAATACAGTTTCATCCTGCAATGATTGCAGCTAAAAAGATGGAGAAGAAGATCCATGATCAGCTAGAAGAGTCTAATGCTAAGAAACAACTAAGAGCTGCTGCATTTGAAGCTGCGTTATTTGGTACTGGTATTATGAAAGGACCTTTTGCAGTAGATAAAGAATATCCAAATTGGGATGAAGAAGGTAACTACGAACCAATCTTTAAGACTGTACCACAAACTTCTAATGTTTCTATCTGGAATTTTTATCCTGATCCAGATGCAAACAATATGGATGAAGCAGAGTATGTTATAGAAAGACATAAGATGTCTCGTTCTCAACTACGTGCTTTAAAGCGTAGACCTTTCTTTCGTGCTAATGCTATTGATAAAGCATTAGACATGGGAGAGAACTATGATAAAGAGTGGTGGGAACATGCAATGGAAGATGGGAGTGAAGAAGATTACTCTCAAAGGTTTCAAGTTTTAGAATTTTGGGGTTTTGTAGATAGAGAAATTATAGAGCAATACGATGTAGAAATACCTAAAGAGTTAAAAAATGTAGAGCAAGTAAGTGTTAATGTTTGGATTTGTGGTGGATGTGTACTACGTTTAGTGATGAATCCGTTTACCCCTGCCTATCTTCCTTACTATGCTACACCTTATGAGATGAACCCTTATAACATTTTTGGTGTAGGTATTGCAGAAAATATGGATGATACCCAAACACTTATGAATGGCTTTATGCGACTTGCAGTAGATAACGCTGCACTATCAGGCAATTTGCTTATTGAGGTAGATGAAACAAACCTAGTACCCGGTCAAGATCTTAGTGTATATCCCGGTAAAGTTTTTAGAAGACAGGGCGGCGCTCCCGGTCAAGGTATATTTGGAACTAAGTTCCCTAATGTATCTAATGAAAACATGCAGATGTTTGATAAAGCTAGAGTGCTTGCAGACGAAAGTACTGGTTTTCCTTCGTTTGCTCATGGACAAACAGGAATACAAGGTGTAGGTAGAACTGCATCTGGAATCTCTATGTTAATGAATGCAGCTAATGGTTCTATTCGTAACGTGATTAAGAACGTAGATGACTATCTTCTAGGACCACTAGGTAAAGCATTCTTTAGCTTTAACATGCAGTTTGACTTTGATCCAGAGATTAAGGGTGATCTTGAAGTTAAGGCTCAAGGTACAGAAAGCTTGATGGCTAATGAAGTTAGAAGTCAAAGACTAATGCAGTTTATGCAGACAGTATCTAATCCTGCACTTGCACCTTTTGCTAGAATGGATTACATCGTCAGGGAAATTGCTAAGAGTATGGATCTTGATCCTGATAAGGTAGCTAACTCTATGAGCCAAGCTGCAGTACAAGCAGAGATACTCAAGAAGTTTCAAGAGCAGAACCCTCCACCTCCCCCACCACCTCAACAAGGACAACCACCTCAAGGACCACCCCAAGGTGGACAACCCCCTGCCCCTGCAGGTGGACAGGTAGAAGATACACAAGGATCTGGTGGTGGCACAATAGGTACAGGTTCAGTACCAACCCCTCAAGAACCGGGATTTACAGGTAACACAGGGCCTATGCAATGAACTTAAAAAAACTTGTTAATGATAAATCTTTGTGGGATAATTTTGTAGAATACTTAGACCACAATATTGAAAAACAACATAGAGCTATGGAGCAAACAGAAGATAATATTATACTGTATAGATCACAAGGAGCTATTGCTGCTTTAAGAAGATTAAAATATCTTAGGGATGAAATGAACAATGCCTGATCCATTTGTAAAAAGACAAGCAAAAAAAGCAAAAGCTGCGGAAACTTTTAGAGAAAAGGAAGCTAAAAGTTTAACTCAATCTATAGGCACTGCTAGTCCAACAGTTAAACCTTTAGTTCAACCTAGAGAAAAAGATGATGTTAAATCGACTAACTATGAACCTTATACAGAAAAAGATGTTTATAAATTACCTTCTAATATAGAACGAATTAGTACAAGGGAAAGACGAGTTAATCCCAAAGGACCTGACTACGCTTTACAAAAATTTACGCAGTCTCTTTCAAACGATCCTTATAAACAAGCTGTAACAGACTCATATAAAAATTCTGCGTATGAAAAAGGTATATCATATGCTCACATAGTTGCAGATAATATTATTGGTTTTGATAATGGTTATGAGACAGCATTAGAAAAGTTAGCTATAGAATTTAATAAAGATGAAATAGGATTTATGAAAAATCTTGCTTATGGTGTTTGGGATGAGTTTGAAGATTTTAAAGAAAATCCTTATGACTACAGTAAAAAGTTTATAACTGATTGGGCAAATGATGTATCTTTAAGTGCTAGTAATCTTTGGACTATGAGTCTAAGAAAAAGATTAGATATAATGTTTGGCGTTACACCAGAGAATGCAACTGATACGCAGATGAACCAAGCAAGGGAAGCTACAATAGGTGATGTAATGAAAGTAGCTGAAGCAGGGGTTGTAACTTCAGCTGCAGCTAAGGTTGGATCTTTAGGTTATTCTCTAGCTAAAAAAGGAGTTAAGGCTGCAGGCCCTCCTATAGTATCTTCAGTAGGACAAGCATCAAAAGATTTTGTAGAAGGTACAAAGATAGCATATAAAGAAGATGTTCTTCCTGCAATTTCTGCAATAGAAGAAGTTGTTACTCAAGTACCTGAAAGTTTTAAAAAAATAAGAAGTGCTTTAGCTAAACCAACGACAGGAAATTTATTTAAAGATATTAAAGAAGTTGCAGATGATACAGGTCTTAGTGCAATGCTTAACGAAACTGTAGCTACTCCTGTAAAAGAAGTGGCTCAAGATGTTGTAGATTCTCTTAAAGAACTTTCTAATAATACTTTTGATAAAATTTCTATTGTAGATAATAAACCTAAGTTTATTAAAAAGTCAATGGTTTTTACTAATAAAAAGGATAGCCCCACTAATAAAGATTCTTTTGAAACACAAGAAATTGATGTTGAAAAAGCAAGCCCATATCTTTTTGAAATTCGCACAGCAGAAATGATTGATTCTTATAATGGAAATCCTATTAATCAGGGCTTGTATGAAGACACTAAATTTGTAACAAGTAATTCTTATTTAAAAAATCACCTTGATAATTCTAAACCTATTACATATTACAGAGGAAAGTTTAATAAAGGTCGGGGTATGCAAACTTTTAGCCGTGTTGCAAGAGCCTTAAATAACTTTCCTGAATATTCAACATTAAAAAGAAAAAGAATAATTAGTCCTCGACAAGTATGGAAACATATTTCATCTTCTAAAGTAGGAGCTATGCCTGTTCTAATGAATGTAGGTGGAGAAGATCTTTTTGCCTATAAGTCTTATCGGTATTTTTGGGATGAAGGTATTATACCAGACGATCATATATTTCCAGAAGATGATGCGAAAGCTGAACAATACTTTGATATTATAGAACAAAGTTTAGATAAACATGCTAGTGATGTAAAAAACCCTAGTAAATCTACTTTTTATAATCGTCAGTTAAACCAAGAGGAAACACGTTATTCAATACCATTGGGAAATGACGGACTTTCTTTTTATGATGCAGAAGATTTTAATAGTCATACTCAGTTAACAAATAACAGTTATTTTAATTTTGTAAATAAAGAGTTTCAAGTTTTAGGTAAAAGTAGTTTAGGTGGTCTTACGCCTTATAAACCTACAGTAAACTTTGAAATAGATATCCGTACTGATATGGACACTGCAGGTAGGGGTACAAGTGTTGCCTCAAGCACACTAGATCTTGAACAAAATCTTTTAGACGCAAATCGTATTAAAGAGTGGAACTCTAAAAAATGGGTTAGACCAAATCTCAATGATTATACAGATGCTTATGGACAACTTACAGAGTCTGATATGCAAGCTATATCTAAGTTACATCAAGAAATTATAAAAAATAGGCAGAACTATGTTATAAGATTTGGAAAAGGTGAAGCATCTAATATAGATGATATACTTCCACCCCAAGAGTTTCTTGATAAACATAATATAAAAGGTCCTTACTCTGGAGGTTTTTATTCAAATGCACAAAAACAAGTAAAAGCAGGTTATTTTTTTGAACCTGATGAGGCACTTTCTTTTGACGAAAGAACAAGATTAACGGATATTGATCAACGTGCAGGTACAACTGAAGTTGTAAATAAAACTTTAGAAGCAAACGATAAATATAATTATCAAAATTCAGGGATGATTACTTTAAGAACTCCTCAAGATACTAGGAATCATAGATTTAGTGATTATCTTAATGAAGCAAAATATTCTTTTGATTCAAGTTATCCTAACATAACTGAAGACTTTGGTAGTGAAAGTATAGAAGATCTTTTTTTTGAACTTAAAGATCTTGGTATGAAAGATGCACAAAGAGATTTTAATTTACCTCATAGATTTAAAGATGTTGATGACACAGATAATTTTTACACAATGGCTTATGAAGCATTAAATTTAAATGTCAATACTGGTATTAGTAGTCCTACTGGATCTATACAACGTAATATTGATAGGTTTGAGGATTTAAGAAGTGTAAGCCGTATATTTAATTCAAGACAAAATTTAGGTGGTGGTAGCCCAGAAAACAGAGAAATAAAGTATGATAGTTTATTGTATTTTTTTACACATGTAACAGCACCCTATGTATTAACAGGTATAGTAAAACCAGAAGTAATTTCTAATCCATCTGGAAGAATGAATAGATTTGGTCAACCTGAAAAAACAGAGAAAGTTTCAGATAGACAATATATTAGACTTAAACCAGAAACTATTGAAACTAACAAAGGGGCTATTTCAGGTATATCTATAGTCAATCCTTTAGTAGAACGTATAAATAATATCTATGATCAAGTTTTAAAACAAAACCCTGAAAAAGTTACAACGTTAAAAAATAGTTCTGAGCTACAAAATATGGTTGCTCATAAAGATGTAAATTATGGCACACAGATAGCAGGAAATGATGATAACTCACTAACATCATTAGAGATGGGTGCTATTTCTTCTTTTAAAGGAAGTCTTGTATTAGATCCTAAATATGATCGTAATGAGCCTAATCTTTATGATAAATCTATAATTGAAGAACCACCAACAGATATGTCAAGAATTTTTAACGAGACTGACGCTCGTCTTGAGATGGAAAAAATAAATGATGTATCTGTAGACCTTGCTAAAATTTTTGTTATTAAAGAAGTAGACCCTGTAAAATACAAAGAACTTTTAAATATTATCTTAACACAAGATCATAATAAAAATACCTTTGACCTTTCTTATCGACCGGGGGTATCAAAAGATGAACTTAACTATTTACAAAGTTTAGGTCCATATTCAAGCGATAATAATTTATTTCAAGAATATTTAGTTTTTAATACTTCGCAAAAAGATTTTGATAGTTCTAGATCAGATCATGTTAATAGTATAGATGACACCTTACTTGAAAACACAAAGTTTGGGAATATTTTTATGGATGTAGACGTAGATACTCCAGATGATTTAGATTATAAATCAAAGAAAGAACTATTTAGAAAACTTTATAATGAAGATTATGCAGGAATACAAGATAAACTTTTTGACATAAGAGAAAAAGCTGTAGCTTATTACGGAGGTAATTTAAATCAAAAAGAACGAGATAGAGTGTTAGAAAATACTTTTAACAAACCAGATAAGTACCAATATATTTTTACTAAAAATAGTCAAACTCTTAATCCAAAGTTTTACAGAGATTTACAAACTTGGTCAGGATCAAACCAACAAAGTTTTACAAGACTTAGTAACGCTAAATTATTTAGTGTATTAGGTGGATTAGATCCTTATAAAAAATTATCTACAAAAGATCTTTTAAATAATGCTACAAGAATTGAAAAACATATAATAGAAAAAGATAAAATTTTTACAGAGAACATGTTTTATAACAATAAATTATCTCCTCTTGCTGAAAAGCTAAAAGGTAGTGAAGGAGAATATGGTAGTCCTTCTCGTACATTAGATGGTCTTCTTAAAATGGCAACACAAAATCATTCACAAGGTGCAGAAGCATTAGGTCATTCAAGATATTCATTTTCTCCAAATAAAGAAAGTATGATACTTGAAGAACTTCAATTTGATAGTCTTCAAAGCTATAGTAAAAACAAACGAGCGCAGCTTTTAGAAGATCAATTAGATCGTGATGGAAATTTTAAAAAACAATCTATTCCCATTACTAAGTTAAATTTACCTCCTCTTGTCAATCACATCAACGATATACTAGGACACCAAGGAGAAGCAAAAAATTTCTTTGACAAACCTATCAAGGATAATAGGGGTAGACCACTAGAAAACTCTAATAAAAATATTGGCATAGATGATTTTTTTGCGGCAAATAATAGTAATGGTCACTCTGAGAGTATATTAGAACACGGATCTTCTACTGGTATAAGTTCTGATGATTATAATGTTAATCACACACGTAAACTTAAATTAGAAACAAATTCTATTGAAGTTAATAATGGTGCTATAGTAACAAAAATAAAAACAAAAGATGGTCAACCTTTTGTTTTTGAGGATTTAGCATATATAAATGAACTTACAAGTTATTTAAAAATGGCTATAGATGAGCGTAATTCAATAGGAAAATCTCCACCACCTCTTTATAAAGAAAAAGTATTTGATAAAGATGGTGAGCCAATAGCTCGGCGTCTTTTTTCTCAAACTAGATATCAACATATGAGAGAGTTTAGAAACAGCAGTTTAAAAAAAGTAGCCTCTTCTTTAAAAGACTTGGAAATAGAAGCAAGAATTTATAACAAACCTTTATCATCAGGTAAACTTCATGGGGGTAGAGAGCTTTTTAGTTATTTAAGATCTTTAATGCAAAACTCTACTTTAGATCAAGCTAATCTTCAAATACAAAATATGTTAAGAGAAGGTGCTATAGCTTTTGAAATAAAAAGAACAAAGAGTAAAAAACAAGCTCAAGCAGAAGTTGAAGAAAAATATAATAAAGAATTAGAGCAAGGTCTTCTTCCAATAGCATCAGAGACTGAAGCTATAGAAAAATTATTTTCCGCATTAATTTTAGAAGCAAAAAGAAATGGAGCTAAAAATATTGTGATACCTCCTATAGATCGTTTAGCTATGCTAAGATATAAAGAAAGTATTGGAGATTCTAGTAAAATACCTTATCAATTTTTAAAGAGGTACACTACAAATTTAAATGAAGCGTTAAATAATATCATTAAAAAATCTGGTGGTCAGTTATCAGCATCTATAAAAGAAAGATCTTATTTTCCACATGATGAAGAGGGAAATATAATTATGCCAAAAATTATGACTAATGATGCTAGTATAATACCATCTCTAGAAAAGTATAAAGTTAGAGTATTAAATATAGAAAAATTATTTGAAGATATACCTCAGAATAAAAAAGTAACTATAAAAGTGGGCATGGCTGAAGGAGGCTTAGTAGCATAATGATGAGAAAGAAAAAACCTATAAAAGCCCATCAGGGTACGATTGTGTATAATGAAGAAGCTCAAAACAAACAACCTTTAGTTAGTCAATTTGGTGTACCACAAAAAACTTTTGATGCAGTTGATGGTGGTGATTTTAATCAACCTAAAGGTATAATGCCAATCGCTCCTACTACACCAAGTACAACTTACGGTTCTACTAATCCTAATAACTTACCTATCTATGATCCAAAGCATCCTAACTATAATCCTGCAATGGAATATATTACGCCTGATTCTCCAATGTATAAGTATATGCAAGGGGGAACAAAGGCAGAAATTAAACAACCTAAGATTGTAGATATGGGAGATCTTCCCTATGTGAGTCAACCAATAAGTATGGGTTATATGAATAAAGGGGGGATGGCAATGGAACAACAGATGAGCCTATTTGATGAAGGTGGTATGAAGGATGATGGTTTAAAAAGAGATCCTATTAGCGGCAATGAAATTCCTCCGGGTTCTACTGCTAAAGAAGTTCGTGATGATATACCTGCACAATTAAGCGAGGGAGAGTATGTTGTTCCTGCAGATGTTGTTCAATACTATGGGGTAAAGTTTTTTGAAGATCTTAGGATGGAAGCTAAACAAGGTCTTGCAGAAATGGATAGAACAGGTCGTATAGGTGGAGAACCTATGTCTGCTACAATTATTGCTATTGGAGATGCTCAGAAGAAGAAAGCTCAAGGTGGAGTAATAAAAGCAAATGAAGGTGTTCTTGCAGAAGTAGATCAAGTAGAGCAAGCTAGAAGTTATAACCCCTCTGATGATGCTGTATTAGGTATGGGAAGAAGTAGTGCAATAGGGCAGATATCTACTAATCAGCCACAGGCTACTGGTAAAAATAATATACAAAAAATAATGTATTATGATAACGATCCAAACTCACCTACTTATGGACAGGCAAAAGAAGTTACGTTTATAGATAACATTGTTACACCTGCTGAAGATGTAAAATTTACACAGCCACCTTGGTCTATAAATAAACCTACGCCAAGTCAACAACGCCCTGAAAACGATAGGGATAGAACTTCAAATCAAGAACCACCTAAATTAGATTCGTGGGGTATGAATCCTGATGTGTATAACTTTGGTTCTTGGGATGCAGATAGGTTTGTTGCTGAAGCTGAAGAACAATTAAAAGTTAGTATGGGTGAAAGACTTATATCAACT